TGTCTCGCAGGGTGATGCCGATGTTAAACTCGGGCAGGGACAGGTATCCCCCGGTTATGCCTTCCTTAAACACGACCATACCAGACCAGACATTGCGGTAGTTACCGGAGTCGAAGTGATACTTGAGCGGGTTGTTCTCGTTAATGATACCGCTGGTAAAGGGAGCGTCATTGACCTTCCAGTCTTGGCCGACCTTCGCTTCAGTCTCTGCCTTGTGCTTGGCATAGAGGTCGGGATTAACCTTCTGATAATTCCTTCCCACCATTGATGCCGCCTTGATTATTATGCTGTTTTGCTTTGGGTAATCGCGGCTAAGTGAGGTTACGCTGCAATAATCCTTGCGTAGAACCTTGCGTGGTTCGTAGCCAAAGACTCGGGAAGTGGTCTTAAGTCCGCCTTGCCTAAAGTTTTTGGTGTACTTGATCGTTTTGCAGGCTAACCGCAACGGTTCAAGGTTGTCCTCGGGCATGACATAGGAGAGGGCAAGCTTACCGTCCTCGTAGAGGTTGAACGGTTCATCAATTAACGTCTCGTAGTCAGCTTCAACAGCATGGCGATGCCTGTACGCCTTGAAATCCAGCTTGCGCCTTGTCCCGTCTATTCTCATGACAGCAGCCATGTTAGCATGACCTTTGCGGCTACCTCGGTTTCATCCTCTGCGGCATGGGGCAGGGTGTGGCAGGGAAGGGATGAGTTAAGGATGTTCTTGATCTTGGTCACTCGCCCCTTGATGAACTTCTCTGATTGGCTGTCTCCGCGCGAGATATGCCGCTCACGGACAGTTTGGTCAGGCACCTTTAGAATCATCACACGAAGGTCAATTCCCTCGTCTGCGGCAACTTCTTCAAGGAAGGATTTGGTGAAGAGCCGGTCACCTTCAAAGACGATCTTGACTCCCCTAACGACCTTGAGATAGCGCAGCATCTTGGGCTGCACAGCCATGGACAGTTTATCGGTGCCAGCAAACAGATCGCCCTCGGCATATTTGCCCAGCACATAGAGATCGTTCGCCCGGTTGTAATGACCGTGAACCTTGGGGAACATCTCTGCGGGTCGCCACACGGGAAACTGACTCATGAAATGCCTCATCAGCGTGGTCTTGCCGGTAGCGGGAACGCCCCCTATTGCGAGTAATTTACTTTGTGGCATCGTTGTATGAGTTTTCAAAGCAAGGCCAGACGCTATCCATCATGACGGGTTGCCCGGTGTTGCGATAATGATTCTGCTTGATGGATTTAACCCCCACATCCCTTGGGCAATCCTCTAGTCGCAGACAGGCTGGGAGATATTGCTTACGGGCATCCCAAAACAAGCTGAAATCCTCCTTACCATCCCACTTGGCCTCGGCAAGCTTGATGCGGTCATGGAACATATCGTTGTAGACATTGGGATAACGCCGGTTCTCCCGGTGCCATCCTTTGTATGTACAGAAGGTTGATTCCATCGTGAAGTAGTTCACATCGCGATAGAAATCCTCGTTCCTAAACCTTTCCTTGGCCTCGGCTAACAGGTCGGCTCCCTCTTTGGTAAGCCAATCCAGCACAGGCTTGTTGTAGCCCTTGAAACTGGAATTGGTTTGCGGGTGCCAATCCATATCCTCCCGGCCTAGCACATAGCAGAGTCCGTTACGGTGGGACTTGCTTCCCTCCATGTCGTAGAGGAACAGGGAGTCGCAGTTAATTTTAACTCCCATAATCCGCAGATATTCCAGATAGGAGAACGTGGAGAGTCTCCCGTAGAGGTGAAACCCGTTGATTACCTTGTCCCAAATACTGCGGAAACTCTCTTGCTCGGTTTTGCCATAGAGGGATGTGAAGAAATCCACTTGGGATGCCCCGTTTAGATTCTTCTGGTAATCCTCGACCATGATGATGAAATCCTTCTTGGAGTAGCGCCTGTCGGTGTCAAAGGCCAGCTTGGTGTAATTGGCCTCAAACCACTCTTTTAGGTCGGGCAGCTTCAGCTTGGCGAGGTCGGGGAACCGCTTAAAGATGCACCAAGTGGTGACCGGGTTTTGGCTGCATCCGTTAATGTAGGCGAACCAAAGCTTCTGCTCCATATCCCATCCCTGCTTGTCGGCTAGGTAAGGAAACACATAGTAAACGGCACCGGGATGCGCCCGGTATTGGAGGTGAAACCCGTAGAACCGGAGGAACACCTCCCGCCGATACTCCTTCTTGCGGAAGTCCATGCCGAAATTCAGATGCTTCTCCTCCTTTTTGGAGCCGCGCCCCGGCTTAACTGGTGACTTGGGATTTAACATGGTGAGATTGGTGTGGGGAGTAATCTTGGGGAACTCCCCCAGTTCCTTTTTAGCGTTGGCCATGTGTGCCGCACTCGGCTTGCTGCCGATAATCCAGAACACGGTCGTACTCTTGAGCAGTTCGGGGGCATTCTTAACGATGTGATTCATCACCTTCCCCTCGTAAGTGGGGTGGAACGAAATTCCCTTGTAAGAGTACGGGACTGACTTGTGGTAACGAACTAGCCCACGGCCATGCAAATCATCGTAGTGGAGTGAATACGGGGCGCTACGGGCATTCTGGAAGGACGGTAGGTCGCTCTTGAACTTAGCGTTGAATACGAGGGTGTCAACTCCGGTTAGTTTACCAATCAAGCGGAGTCGCTCATCCACTAAATCCATCTTGGTTGGGCCAATGCCAATCAGGTAGATGTTCTTCAGCTTGGGCTTGGGATACCGGGCTAACCCGTAGAGGATACTGGTGCAGCTATTACAACTCCCGGCAGGAATGATGAGAGCGGTAATATCGTCGGGGATATTCCTGACTTGCTCGGAGCCAAGACGGTGAAACGCCTCCACTTCCTCGGGAGGATGGGTCTTATGGTCGCAAGTAATCCCGTACTCCAGCATGAAGTGGCTGGCGAAGTCTCCCCGGTAAAGGTCGTTGCACCGCTGTTGAAGCGCCGGGTTGTAGGCGACATTGATGAAGTCAAACTTGGCTCCGAACCAAGCTGCCATCTGCACCATCTCATTGCGGATTGCCGCTTGGGGAGTAGTCGCCCCGATGATGAGAACAGAGGGGAGTCCAAAGTGCGTGGCCACCGCTGCTGCCATTGGAAGTTGAGGGGAGAGGACACTCGCTGCGGAGAGTAAACCGTCCTTGCCTCCCCCTTTGCGGTACTCGCTGGCAAGCCAGATCAGTTGTCGCAACTTGGAACCGTTAATGCCCCCGTAACCCAAAGGGGCAAAGGCATCGTCCCTCTTGAAGTTCAGCTTACCTACCGCCTGAACCGGGGTAAGCGTGTGGAGATTATTCTCCCACCGGGCCTTTCGACCCAAGGTCGTTGTCGGGAATATGCTGTCAACTAGCAACTTTGTAGGCGCGGATAGCTGCGGTAACCGCCTCGGTGTTGGACTCCAACTCGGCCAGATCACGGATGCGCCCAATCAACCCCAGCACTTCGTCGTATTCGTCCTCGTCGTAGATGAGGGTTATCTGCCGCAGGGTAGTGTTGTCGTAGATATCCTTCTTGTCCTCAACGGTTCCCCTTGGGTCGCCGGGGTCATTCGAGTAATCCAGCGGCTTGGTCACATCAAACAATGCTTGAAACTCATCGTCGGTGTAGCCTGACAGCTCTAGGTCAAAGGAATCGTCCTCCTTGAGCTTTTGAAGTATATCTAGGGTAAGGTCAGCGGCGAGGTTGGAAAGTTCCGCTATGCGGTTGTCAGCGACCAAGTGGGCGAACTCCTCGGCCTCCGTCTTGAAGTCCTGTTCCTCAATTGGCACCTTGTCGGCATCCAACAGTTTTGCTGCCTCCAGCCTGCCGTGGCCGGCAACAATGAAGCCGCTCTTTTTGCTAACCACAATTGGGCTGCGCCAGCCGGTATGCTTTATCACCTTGGCAAGCAGGGCAATCTGCTTGTCGGTGTGCTTGTTTGGGTTTTGGGGATGGGGAATTAGATTCACCACATCCTCCATCTTGGTGTGGTTGCAGTGGGTCTTGATGTCGCTCATCTTACTTGGAGCCAGACGGGGCTGCAGCATCAATCACATTGATTTGCTCTGACAGCATTTGGGTTAGTCTGCCCATTCCTTCGGCGGGGCCGAGGTTCTTGGCTGTGCAGTTTATCGTGTAACGGCTGGAGAAATCCGTGGTACGGGTTTGGGTGCTGCTGCTGGTAACCGTCCCGGTGTGGGTGTTGTTATGGCTCCCGCCCACATCAAACGTGACCCCAAAGAGTTTGCCCCCCGCTGACGCATGAACATCCGTGGTTGAGCCGTCTACCTCAGTATCACCCTTAACTGAAGTGTTGTCGGTGTGAGCCGCAATCTGCATATCAAAGAGCACATTGATATCGGTGATGCCCACGTTGGGGATTTGAACCAGCGACAGCACGGGGGTTTGGATGTTTTGGGTAACCATCTTAATCTCGTCATCGTCGCCCTTAACAGGTCGTTCAATGTCAACGCTGATGCACCTTGTGGTGGTGTTGCCGTCCTTGTCGGTGTCAAAACCGATTTCATCCACGAAGTTTAGGGTGGACTTCGCTAGTGCCGTGCCTCCATCGCTCGCCGCCAGTATGGGCGAAAGGATTAAGTCCTTGATGGGAAGCCCCCTCATATCTGCTATTTGTGCGCTATCTGCTGCCATGATTTTTTTATATTGTGGGTATTAGTTTCGTTAGGTTATCACCGATACGAGCCAAGCCTTCTGCCTTTTCCGTGCCGGTAAATTTTATCTTAATGTTAGCCATCTTATTGTCCCGTAACTTGCCTAGATCGCCAACGGCTTCCTTATTGTCATGGTCAAGGGCAATTTCAAACTCAATCTCAACCTCTGAAATCTTCAGGCCATGATGCTGGACAAGAGAGAACAGGGGGATTTCAACCTTCTTCCCTGACAGAACCAAGGTAGCCGTCTTGGGCGCACCCTCCTTGTCAAAGTAGTCCAGTATTCTGCCCGATAGATGGCTCCCCTCCACATCCTTCTGCGCAGTAACCACTGCAGAATAAAGGCTATTGAATATCTCTTGGACAGAGGATGCCATTTTACTTTAGCAAGCCGTTAGCTTTTAACAGCTTTTCATAGGCCCGTTCGATTTCGTCCAGTTTGTTTTCTATGCCGGGAACAGCATCCCCATCAGGTTTAGTGAAGTCTAGCCCTACCGTTTCCATTACATAGGTTCCTTTTTCGGGGGTTGCGAGCCACCCTTTAGCATCATCAAGGGTTGGAATGTAAGAACCGCTTCGACGAACCATTTTTTCCCCTTCCTTTGGGTGAAATTCATCGTCGTAAGTTCTGAATCGTATCTCTTTTCCCTTTTCCATTTTAGAAACTTTGTCGCTAGTTCCCCGTTTTGTCAGGCTTACTTTTTTTGCTGGAGCCGGTGGGGGCACATCGCTCATGCGTTGGGATAGGGTTACAAATTCGCCTTCGTTAATGGCATCCATGCCCACCTTGTCCATGAACTTCTTCAGAAACTCTGGCTCAACATCAGCGGAGGCTTTCAGTCCCTTGTTAAAGGTGTCATCAGGGGGTAGCACCTGTTCGTTTTTCTCAATCAAGCCCAAGCGAATTGCCTCGTCCCGGCGCACATCCTCCACATCCATGCCGCTGTTGAACCCCCACGGGCCAAACGGCACCCCAAAGCCGCCAATGCTTTGGTCGTTCATCGTGAGCCAGAAATCCATGTCATCCTTGCGCTTCACCTTGTTCCGGTTGCGCTTGTGCAATGGGCGCGGAACTTTCCTCTGCTCTGCCCGGATAAACCTTTGGGCCGGGTAAGCATCCAAAATGGCGGGGTCTTGCCCCTGCCGGTAGTAGCCGTAGGCTTGGGCTTGTTGGGTTTGGGTGTCAAAGATCAGGGTCAACCTAGACTCGCTGGTGATATCCTTCATGCGGGTAATCATGTCCCGACTCATATCCTCCCCCGGCGGCAACACATTTCCAAGGCCGGTTTCCTTGGCCAACTTCTGCATTTCGTAAACGAAGTCAGCGCGGCTTGCCTTTTTCAATGCCGTGACCTTTCGCCCATCAGGGGTGGTGACTGTCTCCCGCGCCCCTGACAGGTAATCGTTCAGCATTTTTTTGGAGCGGTTGAGAAACTTCATGCTTTCCACGTTGGCGGTGAAGTAAGCCCTTTCGCGGATATGAACCGGCATTGCCGCCCACTCCTTACTGCTCAATTTCTTGGCAATGGGTTTCTTTTTGCCGAGCCGCTTGATTGCGTCCTGAAACTTGAGCGGCTTTATCAGTAATTCGAGTGTTGCCATTGTTTAGCCCCCAATCAATTTAACCAGAAACCCCGGCCCCTTAAGGGCGGGAATATCCTCGGGGTTAATCTTGGCCTTTTTTTCCAAGTCCAACATTTGGTCTTTAGTCATAAGCAGGGTGACGCTTGCTTCCCCTCGCTTACAATGAACAGCCCAGTATTTTTTGTTAGCACCCTTTTTCTTTTGTTTGCTGGCTACAAGTTTCAGTTCTCCTAGTTTCATGTTTTAATCCTATAGATTCCCCCGCCCAGCGTACATGACCAAACATCGGCAAAACTGCCTTGAATTGCCGACCAACCAAACCAAGCGCCAAGCGGGGGAAATATTTATTTTTAATGCGATAAGGCAGCATCCCTTTCTTCCTCTTTCAAGATTTTTAAAGTTTTTCTCAACTGAATGAAATCTTCCTTTTCCTTTTTATTGTCCTGCTTGTAGTAGGTCGATTCTTTGTTGCCGGGATGGGTTTCTATGTTCTGCCGCAAAACCTCAATCCTTTTCCAAAGGGGCATCGGGGTTGATCCCCTTGAAGATGCCGCCCCGTTTCTGCCGGGATGAGCCATTGGCCTTCCGTCCGCTTCCCAGTATTGCTTGATTCTGGTAAGGCCAGCCTGCCAATTTCGGATTTCGGTTTTTCCTGCAAGCCAACCTTTCGACTCCATGTCCAGCCACCAATCCTCTGCCTTCCACGCCACCAAACCAATCTGGTCGGCAAAAGCCAAGACTTCTTTTTTGGTTGGGTTCTCACTAAAGGGGGGGGAATTAATAGAAGTAGAAGTAGAAGTAGAAGTGTTGCCTTTTGGTTGCAAGCAATCTTGAACCAAACTTGAACCACCCTTGGCCTCAATCTCCCCGGTTTCATTGGCTTTCTTTCTGGCCTGTCCAGAACGGATGCCGCCAAGCCTAGATTTTTCAAGCCAAGCCGCGCGTTCTACTTTCATAATATTCAGCCTATCGTGAACCAAGGCTGAACCACCCTTCACTCGCTTTGGCTGGAACATCATTGAAACTGTTTCTGCAAGCTCAACGGTTGCCCCTTTACCTATGAGCCTCGCTAACTGTACAGGATCAGCAGGAATGCTTCCGTGCTGCCAACAGTAACAAAGCAGCCTAATGTACGCCCCTTCCTCCTCCAACGTCAGGAGGCTTACCCGTTGAGAGCTTAACCAATCTCCGGGGTAAAACTGAAACGAGGGATTTTTGCTCACCCCGTCACCTCCTTCTCCCATCTGGCCTTGGCCACCTTGCTCATGCGTTCGCTGGTCTTGGTGGCTTTCTTCCGCGCCTTGTCCAGTTCGGGGCAAACCAATGTCCCGTTATCTGATGGAACAAAATGCTGACTGACCTTGGGCCAAACATCTTGCAGTTGCCCCACTGAACACCCCGCCAGCCTTGCCAAAGACAGGTTGTCGGAAGGCAAATTGCCGTTGAGCCAATAGTGGCTTTTGAGTCGGATGTAGCAGCCCAACTCCGACAGGGTGAAAAGCACCATATCGGCATCGGAAAGCAGACCCCGCGCATCAAACCTAATGTCGCTGTTCATTGCATCACCCTCCATACCGTTGCGAGCTTGCCGCTCTCGTTGGTTCGCCTTCGCCCCGAATCCACTAATTTTCCCAATTGCCTCAATTCAGCAATCCTTGGCCGAACGGACAGAATGGATTTTTCCATACATTCGGCGACCTCATCAGCGGTCATGGGAATTTGACTAATGATTCGGAAACATTGTTCCCGCAGGGTGGGCACTTGGGCTTTGATGCTCCTTGCCGCCAACCGGCTTGGCCCGTCCTTGTCCTTGTTCTTGTATCCCGGTGTGTGTGGGTATGTTTCCCCTAAAGGCAAGTCGAATTGTTCCACGTGGAACTTTGGTTTTATCCTAACAGGAGTGGTCATGCCGCACCCCCTTTCAGCGCATACTCAAGGATGAGCAGGGCATCAGCGGTTTTGAGTGTCACCTTTTCGGTCGGGAACAACCGTTGGGCGTGAGCCTTTAACTTGTTTTTCCAGACTGTTGTGGTGGCACCGCTGCGCGTGCCCAGCTTGAGCGCCTTCTGCCAAGCTTGAGGCCGAACAAGATGCAACTTGATTCCAAGGGTCTGAATCACCCCCTCGACGAATCCGTAGTTGCGCCCATAAACAATGGCCGAGCTTCCAGACTGTGCCTTGCCAGCATATTTAATGCATTCCTCCAGATAACATTCAATGCTCGGCCCACTAATTGCCTTGATGGTGCGCAGGGTTTCCAGAATGTCGCCGGGGGTGTCGGGCATCGGCAATGAATGGGACTCCCCGTCATCCAGACTGTACGCGATGCCCCCCGATTTGCCGGGGTCAATTGCAATGGTAATCAAAACGGCACATCCTCCTCTCCGGGTTCACTCGGCGGCAAGTCAACTGGAGGGGCGGGGGCAACACCCATCACCTCCCCAATGGGGTCTTGATCCTGTTGGGCCTCTGGCTCCGCGTCTTTTCGCTCTGCCACAAATGAGAGTAACTTCTCCTCGGAGTCTTTCTTTGTCCTAATCCACCCTGACAACTTGAACTCGATGCCCGCAATGTTTAGCTCGCCCCGCATATCAGGTTGGTTGGGCTTGTTCTTGTAACTGTTGGGGAAAAGCACCCCCCTGTTGGTGTTGTCGTATTCGCTCATGCTTTTACCTCCTTTAATGATGCGGCAGTTATTGTGTCGGTGGTGCATTCCTCGATGAGATTGGCCACCGTATCTGTTGCCTGCTTTCCTTTGTAGCCAAGTTCATCCCGAACAAGCCTGTCCAAATCCTTTTTTGAAATGGTCACTTGTTTGGAGAAGGTTGCACCGTCAACCCCCAAGACAGCCGCCCTGCGGTAGACTTCCTCTGTGTCCGTTATCTTGCTCCGGGTATGCCCCGGCTTGAGTTCCCAGCCCTCCACCATTCCTCCGTTATTTAGAATGGTTTTGGCCTGTTCCTCAATGTCTTTGATTAACAGCTTGGCCACCTGACTGACCTTGAGCAATCCGGGTAGGTCAACCGGGGCAATTGCCGTTGACGGCATCCTTGCAAGCTCATTGAGTTGCCCCCTTGCCTCCGGGCAAATGCCCTTGGCCCCGCACCATTTGCAGGCACTCTCTGAAGGGACACGCTTTTGGGTGGAGGTAATGGTTGCTTGATCCACCAACCGCTTGCACTCGTCAGCAGCCAACTCAAGGGCTTCATCGTCATAATAAGCCCTGTCATATCCATCGGGGAACACCAAGGCAACGTGCACGCCACTCAAGTCTCGCTTGTAGTGTTCATCGACCAACGCCGCCAATGCCGCCAATTGAAGGCTTTTCTCTGCCCCCGTTGTGTATCGGGTGGATTTGAAGTCCACCACCAAGCCCACCTTTTCCCTGCCCTTGTGGAGCACATAAACTCGATCAGCCTTGCCGCTCCACTCGGACTCTGTTGCCTTGGCCCAAAACCTATGCTCCGTGAGTCGTTCCTCAACAGCCCAACCCTCGCCAACCTGTTTATTGGTGAACTCATCAAGCAGGATTTCCTCCTGCTGTAGTAGCTCGGTGACGGTTTGCTGTTCATCACGGGGCAGGGTTGCAATGCCCACCTCGCCCGAACACCCGGCATGGACACGGGTTCCCCTTGCTGCCGCCGGGGGTGACGGTTGCTTTGGGGCTTCCTTGTTCAAGGTGTGACTGCCGGGGCAGTCCATGATCCGCTCAAATGAAGATGCGCTTGGGCATCCTTTTCTTTCGTCACTCACTTGGAGCCTCCTTTCTTATGGATTCCTGAAACTTTTCAACCTCTCCGTGCAGATAATCAAACAGGCTTTGTAGCTCAATCAAGCGCAGCCCCCTCTTTTTTCCATTGGTGCAGAGGTTTACCGACTTAACCAAAGGTGTGTAATTATTTTCCTTTGTGGGCATAATTAACTCACTTAATTTGGAGCGCCCAAGTCCTGTATAAAAGCACCGCCCCTTCCTTTGTAACCGGATAAATTCAGGCCGGGGGTTTACAGGTGTGATGTTGTCTCTTCTCATCGGTCACCCCCTTGCTCAATTTCAGCCACCACCTCGTCAGCTTCAGTTTCAATCTGCTTGAACATTGGCCTAGCGGGGGCAACCCGTTTCATTTTAGAGAACTGCGAATCATCATCGCCCTCCATGTTATCCCTGATTTCGGGAGACAAGGGCAACCACTTGGCCAACCGTCTGAAAACGGTCTTCTTCGCCATCTCATTCCAATGGTTGACCCAAGGCCCATTTTTTCCAGCCTTGGACTGTGAGCGGATTGTCTCAATTTCCTCATGGGTCATCACCTCGGCCTTGGCTGATCCGTTGAGGAACTCAACCTCGGCATAGGCTGCAACCACCGCGCCCCGGTTGGGCATAAGCGACTTGTTGTGCTTTTCAACTTTACCACGATTGTAGATGAAGTCGCCCGACTCAAGCTCTGACTCGTAAACCACATCGGCATGGATGCGGGCAACGTCTCCATTCCGAAGGGCCAACTCAACCAAGCCCTTGTAATCAATAAGCAGGGTGCATTCCGTCCCGTAAGGAACCAAGTGCGCTCGCCTACCATCTGGCTCCAATCCTATCTGCCCAAGCTGGAGCAGACACTTAAACAAACTCTCCTGTGTGCAGTTAAGCAGGCCGGGGTTTGTGTTTATTTGAGTCAATGCCACGCCGGCAAAACGCTCCGGGGTAAGATGCTTGGGCAATGCCGCCCTTAGCTTTTCCCGAAAGGCTTCGCTGTTTATGTGATCCTTGACGGTTAGTGGTTCTCTTTTCTCCTTGCTTACTTCTTTTATTTCTGTACTCATTTTTTCACTTTCTGTTTATCAGTTAGTATTTCGCAGCAAGCTTGTTCCTTTCTGCGTGGTGGCGGGGGCTTCAACCCTCGTCACCCTTCTTCCACCGGCACTCACCGGTTTCAGTAAAGCTTCACCCTTGAACGGATTAAAAGACAGGCGGGGGTGGGGTGCCATGAGGCGGCACAATATGATGGGGATAATGTGGATAGCTAGGATGCATAAGGTTATTCCCGCCCCCGCCGTGGAAATTAAAAGCCAACTGACCATCCCCGCCGCAAAGGCAGTGAAAGCACGAAATACCCATAAACTGGGACGGTCAATCGGCACCCCCACACTTTGCATTGCAATGGCATTGCGGGAAAGCTTTATTTTGGTTTTTTTTGTTGTCACGATATTCTGACTCCTTCCGGTATCGTTTCTGCTTTGGCAATTGCTGCCCGTGCTTTCTTTTCCAATTCGGAGGAATATGGGCTGTTGTCCAATCTTGTGACCATATCCTTGCAAGCCTCTAGCAACTCGGGAGCCGCAGAGATGAGCATGGCATTGGCAAGTTGTTCCTCAAGCATCGGCTTGGTCTTTTCAAACAGTTTGCCTTCCTCGTATTCGCCCAAGTAAATATGGGCAACGCCTTTGGCATACTTGCCGTTTCGCTGAACTCCGTTTACCGTATGATACACCCGATAAGGCACACCATCTGCGGTTTTCTTTCTTGAATCACTTGCCAGATTCCCGCTTGGCCAACCCAAGGCCCAAGGCCCAGCCGTGTGTTTCATGCTTCATCCTCCAGATTTATCTTTTTGAGCTTTGTCTCTATGGGGGCAATGTCTGGCCATTTGTTTTCCACAACGACCGCTGTTCCCCCCGGCACCTCCTCCTCAAGCCGTTCGTCAGCTTTGGTGGCGGCTTCCATGAGGTAGTCCCTAATCTTGTCAGGGAGCGGCACGAAAGCCTTTACCCCGAAACCTCCATTCTCCGGGGCGATGTCTTGCCCCACCCACTTCAATCGGGGAATTATCAATTTCTCCATTGACGCTGCATAGCTGAATCTGATCTCTTTTAGTTTACTCATTTTGTTCCTTTCTATTGTTAGTCCCATTTAATAATCGTTTTCGCCCCAATACTCTCCAGCATCGCAGTAGCTGAATCCTGCCGGGGGGTTAAGGGGTACTGAAGGGCGGTATTCCTTGCACCTACCATATTCCGAAACCTCCACCTTGGGATGCTTCGCCTTCGCTTCCTCCAGCGAGCGGAAGATGCCCACTACGCATTCCTGTGACTGCCCCTCCAGCACGGAGCCTTTGGGGTAAGTGATCCACCCGCAAGCCTCGTACTTGCCGTTGCCCATCGGGTAAATAGTCTCTGCTTTAGCTTTTGGTATCATTGGCATTTTGTTCCTTTCTGTTTGTAGTTAATCTTTTTTCCCTTTTTAACTCTTTACTTATAGGTCACAACTTCGCTGCTACCATCTGGACGCACCGAAACTACGCCATCATGGCCCTGTTCTTTAATCCAATCCATTGCCCTTAAGCACGCAGCCTCTCTGTCTGCTGCGTGAATTGTGTTAAACCTGTCTGTTATTTGAATGTAGGCATCCTCCTCCGACAAAACCAAAGGGTTTTTCAGTTGGATGTGGTGCTTCTCTACATTAGGCCCATATTGTCTTGCTCTTTCCTTGTCGGTTGTGTGGTATTTCCCACTACCAAAATCGCCCGGATCGGCTGGCATCAGGGTTCCTGTTCCTCTGTAAACCAAATATTGTTTCATGTGTTCCTTTCTTTTAATGGTTAAAAAAGAAGGGCACAGGCGGGGATTTGAGCGAGGTTACACGCCTCGCGTTCGCATCTTAATAGCGAACCAACCTGTGCCCCATAATCTACCTAGTTAAGCTCGATTTCCTTACCGTAGCCAACCAACGATGCGCCTTCGGTGAGCGCTCTGCGCTTGATATCCAGCCCGGTGCCGAACTGGGATGCCTCCAACCGCTTGGAAGCATTGCGATACTCCTTCACATGATCGACATGCTCGGTTACCGCATTGTAAGCACCCCATACGGTGCCTCGCACTCCCTTGATGTCGGAACCGCGCCCGGTGTGCATCAGTCCTTCGACTGAATCAATCACCTTATCCCTGCGCTTGGATTCTGCGTTATCCGCGTAGAGCGCGTGGTTGATGTATGTGCGGGTCTCTACCCCGTTCAACTGCTTCTTGGCAAAGCCTTGAAACAAGTTCTTCACCTCGTCGTAGAACACCCCGGCTTGGGCCAGAATAGCCCCGGCGAACTTGAGCCGGTCTGCCACTTGACCAACGTGCTTCACTCGGACGGTCGAGCTATCCTTCAGCATGCTCCCCACCGCTGCGGTTAGGGTGTTGTTGCAAACCACTCGGATTGGCGTGAACGCTCCCATAGCGGAGTAGGTGCCGTCATGCGAGTTGGTCAGCAGGAGGTACTGCTTGATGGTGTCCCCCGGAATAATCTCAACCGGGTCTTGATCCTTCATGTTGGCAAGCAACCAGATGCGCTCTCCCTTGCCGGTGAAACCAGCAGTCTCGTAGCGACAAGCATCCTTGCCAAACAACCCATCAAAGAAGCCGAATGCTTCCCGGTTCTGGAGAGGGGAATACTTCATCCCCACCACCCCTAGCTCATCGCCGGTGTCGGCACGGCGAACGATCTGCCCCTTGGTGGATTCAATCAACCCATCGCCAGCCCCGCCAACTAACCTTTCGGGGTCTCCATAGTAAAGCGGAGCGACCTCCACTTCCCAATCCAAGTTAGCCTCCTTCAATGCGGTCTCCGCATCAAAGGCAGCATCCAGTGGTTGCCCCAACTGATGCCAAGGAGTATCCCCGGCATAAGCGATGTTGGCGCGTCCGTCAGTTAGTTCTATTTCATGTGACATACTATTTTGTTCCTTTCTTTATTTGGTTTTTGTTGATGAGGGAGGCTACAACCACCCCCGTGAATTATCCCTGTGCTGTTAACCCGTTGCTGCAAACCGCTCTCCATCCTCGGTGATCGTCGTATCGCAACCCGGCTTGGGCATTAGCCCTATGGGCAGCAGCCTCCTCCTGTTGCGCCATGTAAGTCTCACGGCGACATTTCTCGCAGGAACCGAGGATATCGTCTGCCTCACTTACTTGATCGGCAAACCATTGCTCGCCGCAGTTGTCGCATTCGACGGTAGGAGTCGGGTCGGCAAACGGAGTGTTGTCAACATCCACGATGCGGGTAACAGGCATCCCGTTGGTGATAAACTCCATCAGGATTTGATGGCCGATAACCATCGTGGTGTCGGAAAAGATTTGCTCCAAATCAACCCAAAGAAACGCCCGAAAGTATTCGTCAAACGGAATCCAGAGTCTCATGCCAGCGCCATTGCTAAACTCGAAATCGGCTTCATCATAGAGATGCTTACATTTGGCTGCGGCATCAGCCTTCGAGGCAAAGCGCCATTCGCCATCTTCAATCCCGCTCCATACATACTTTTCCGCGTTGGCCGGGGTAACATAGTGAGTAAGCACAACGATGTATTTATCATCATGCTTGGTGGTGTTGATAACGGCGCTCCACTTAACCTTGGAGATGCTTAGCTTGAACGATGTCATGTGTTTGTTCCTTTCTGTTTAAGGGAATCGGACATCGATCCCCAAAGTCCTTAGCTTCCTCTCTATTGACCTAGCGGCCTTCAGTTGCTCGCTAGGGGTGCCGTAAAGCCCGTGAACTTCTGGATCATAGTAGTACCCAGTTTCGCCGGTCTCCTTCCAGTGATTGTAGTCAGCCTTGTGATCCTCAAAAGCATCGAACCAAGTGTTGCCATCAACCACATCCTCCAACACAAATTCCTCGGCCTCGCTTAGGTCGGTCACATCAAGCCTAGCGACATGGTTCCTGTTCCACTTCTCCAGCCTTTGCGGAATGGTGGATGATTTCTTGGTCACCTTGTTGTAAAGCTCACCGCCGAGGTGGATAGTGTCCTTCCAGTTTTTTGGCCACTTTCCAAAACCCTCGGGGTCGCTGTCGATACTCGACTCGATTATCCCAAAGATGCAGTCCTCAAGCAGGGTGTAACGGTGATCAAAGATGTTCCACTCGATCCGATTGAATGTAAGATATTTTCTTTTCATTTTCTCACTGATTAAATCGGGCCGCTGAATTGCGCCCCCATCGACGGCCTCAAGGCGAAGCCGCCGAAGGGAAGGCAACTACTGGAACGCGGGCTTGCCGGTTCTTTCCTCGTACAACTTGCGTAGCTTCACCATGTCTCGATAGTCGCGAGAATCTTTTTCGTATGGGTCGAGCCGCAAGGTTGGGTAGCGTGTACAAAGGGCGTCGAAGGTTGGGTCAGCGCAAAACCTTTGAGTGAGTCGGTTTGCCTCGTTGGTTTTTCTAGTTACCAATTCCCTCGCCACATCTTCGGCAGTTAATGTTGCCAAGATCACGCCCGCTGAATAGTCGCCGGTTGGTTCCGCTTCTTCGCCTTCCAGCTTTGACCTTGGCGAGTCGTAGGCGTAAGTCGCGGCATCTAGGCTAACCTCAAACCCATAAGGGGCGCACCCGTCTTGCTGGATGTGGTCAAGCCCCATGTTTATTTCCCCAATAATGTCTTTTTGAGTTGGGAATTTCATGTCGTAGTAGGTGCGACAGTCTGACATATCCGACGCTTCGCTTGAGTCGGTCACGCAAACCGCCGTGTGGTTGCCGGTGAAGTACACGAACCGATATTCGCTTGGTTTGAAGTAGGGGTCTTTTTGCATTTGTTCCCTTTTCCATTTGCGGTTCCATTGGTACGCTTCGCGCACTGTTTCCCGTTTATTTTCCGCGAATTTTTCGCGTGTGTTTTTGTGGATGTATTTTTTCATTTTGTTCCTTTCAGGTTTTATGCCAATTTCTTGTAGCGTTCATTGGCATCGACTAAACCCCATTTGGCATTGTAAGCGGCCTTACTGGTAAGCTCATTCATTAAGTCGGCCATGTCATGACTGCCCTTTGAATAACCGGTCTGCCAAACCGCATCGAGCAGGTTCTCAAGTGAGTCCTTGTCGACTTTGATTTGGTTAAACTTTATTTGGTTATGATCCCAGTCGCCGAAACCGTTTTTGGTCTGCGGCGTGAGGTGCTGGGCGATTAGTTTTTTGATTCCTTTTTTCATTTTGGTTTTACTGGTCGGCGAGGGCGTTTCCCTCAACAGTAATAAGTATGCGTTGTTTATGCGTAAATGAAAAGCTTTATTTTTATTTATTTTTACCAAGGCCATCATTACCCCTAATTCTTTAGGGTGAAACAGCCTAAAAAAAATTCCCCCGTTCACCCCCGGCAATGCGAAGCGCAGTGCCGTAGCGTAAAGGAGGATGGGTTTATGGCGTGAAGTAAAAAGGTTTTATCCGGGCCTTAATCTCCCGCTTCAATCTCCCTCTCTAGGTCGGCAATCGTTTCAAGGGCGTCCCTTGTCCAATCTGGAGCCGCAATGACTGCAGACCGAAACTGTGGATGATTTATCAGCCTCTCCGTGTTGTTCAGCCTTGGCGTCAGGCAACCGCTGCACATTGCCAATAGCAGCATCAATAGCAGCATTCTTTTCAGACCACCTTTTACGGGCGTTGAGTTTGTTTCTGTCATCTTCATAATCCTTGGCGACCTTGATGAGCGTTTCACATAGGTCAGCAATCTCTGGCACCGCTCTGGCCAAAGCCCCAATTGTACTTATCAACGAAGCTATTCCCATTTGTTAATAGGGCAACTTTCAGCCCTTAAAATTGCCTTGTACTGAAGCCAGCACCCACACTTGGAACAACGGTTATCGTGCATATATTCACATTCCTTGCAGATAGCTTTTCGTCTCTTAATCTCATCAGGGTCAGCATTGATTGAATTTCCCCCCATCACACTCTTTAGATTCTTGGCAAAGGAACCAGCCGCATTCTTTACCATCTGCCCTTTAGAGGGCATTGTAGGCTCCGCATCGAGCTTCCAGCGCAGGGGGGTGATGGCTGGGTTTATGCCGAGGATACCGCCAAGGAAAGGATTCTTGTTACTGCCCATGTTTCTTGAACGTCAGCCCCTATCGTTGGCTTCGCTTCGGTTTGTGCAATGTAAGTATTGCTGAATGTACCGGCGCTCGTAGTTGGTTCCGACACCCCTGAATAATCAATCTGCGCGTTTGTAGGGGTCGCTATGTTTATGATGTATTCACTTGAAACCGTGTCGTAACTGCTCGTTGCCGTAATGTAGGCGTAAGCCCTGTATCGCCACGAAATGCCCGTGGATACCCCGCTGTCGGAGTACCATGCCCTTGGATGGTCATAGAGGAGGGCCAGTTCAGTCTCATAAATGACCAAGTAAGCGAAAGGCGCAACATTCCTAGCTCTCTCGATCTTGTAATGGCCGATTGTCGGGGGCTTTGTGCCGAGGTCGAGTGTCAGTTTGACCGATAACAGGGTGGATGATGTTGCAACTAGGTTGGTGGCCATCAGTAGGTGTTGTTCGGGTAGCTGCGACTGATAATCGGAATCTTAATGAACATCAGTTTATCATCATAGGGGGTGAACAGAACATCAAGTAAGTTGTATTCACCCGAAAAGGTGTTAACCCCACCCGGAGATCGCTGGTCATAAGCGGAATCGCCTGTGGTGAAATCGCCGTAAAGCGGGGACTCTGCTGCATCCACCATCACATCGCCCTCGTAAAGCTTACAGAACTGATAGGTTTTTTCGACAATCCTGTATTTTTCCTCGGTGAAACGGATTCCACCGACATACAGATAATCGCCATCCGTTGCATCTATGACCCCCTTTCTCATATAATGCGATTCGTTACCCAAAAAGCCGGGTTCGTCCATGAACTGATCTCGGATTCCGACCGGCAGCGCATACTTAATCTGGCCATCATCAAGAATCTGCAACTCGCCCTTGTATTTGCGCGACATGACATAGGGCTTGTAATAGTCCCCATCGTCATAGGTTTCGCCCGAAGTCTGCATCCCTTCAACATTCCCCCCACCGGGAGGCGTACAAGCGGCTACTCCGCTAATCAAGCCAACGCGGTATTGCGAATCGGCGGTGCCACCAGTAGTCCAATCGCCCACATCTGTGTAAAGTGATCGGTCGGTGACTGTTGCTCCGCTCCAAAACACAACGCTCTTTTCGGCATTGCAGGCATCTACCGCGATACGGGCCACGCTTGTTCCGGGCGGTTCCTCATTTGTACAGGAATAGGTGAAAGGGTATCCCTCAGTCGAGGGGACTGTGCTTGAGTACGATGAAGTGATGGGTTCCACCGGCAACCCCCGGTGTTCTGGGGCCGTATGTCGCGCCCGATAATCAAACGGCAATTCTATTCTGGCTCGCACCAGCAAGTTGACTGCGTTACAGACATTATTGAAGATTCTTGCATACAGATTGGTGTTTGGCATCGGGCCAAACCCCTGCGCGTTGTCCGGCCTCAAGGTCGGAGGCAGGAACTCAAACCAGCGTTTTTGCCCGTAATACTTTGCTATGACACGGTACTCGTCCTTTGCCAATGCCCCTGTAATCGTCACCGGACTGCTTACATCCTCCGCATCCGACTCATCGCTAGACCAGCCTGACCCAGTATAGTATTCCCAATCGTTGGTGTTGAAAGGGGCGGGGGAAACTGGGTCAAAGTCTCCGGTAGCGGTTCGCCCTAGTATCATGTACTTGATTTGCTCCGCGCTGTTCTCCGTGAATGTAATCACATTGTCATCGTCTGCCCCGGAAAAGACCATTGTAAAATCAATTATCGTATAGGCATCACTCTTATTAGACCCAGCATAAGCCTTGTAGGATGTGTAAGTCGGCACCCCTGTTTCCGTGTATGGCGAAGTCACGGACTCGGCTATCGGTGTTTCCACCCCTCCTGTCACACCGACAAGCAGATACAGCACCCCAGCCTCACTACTCCATGTGAAGGTGTCCGAGACCCTCGTCACCGACACGGATGGTGCCTCACTCTTGGATTGCCGTAATGCTTGGTAACAGAGATTTGGAAAAGTGTAGTCGTACATTCGGTTATCATCTGTGCAACTAAATTTCAGGGTGCTTTCCTTGTCAATGAAACCGGAACTTATTGCCTGCAAAATGTATTCCATGTACAGCATTTCATCCACCGTAGTCAGGGAATCCGCAGGATCATAGCTTGCGTTGGTGTCGTTCCAGACATGGCGCACCTGTTTCCCGAAATAGAACCTTGGATAACAGTTGCCGTGGAATAGGCCACCATCGTAGCCGCTTGAAGCATTAGCATCGTAGGCAATATCGCCAACCTTTTGGATGCAGTTATAGTCGGAAATGGCCCCATCATTGTAGCTTGCAATATGGTAAAGATATTCCAAGACTGCATTCTCGTCCGTGCGGCGTACCGGGGTATAGCCGCCAGTAAAAGCGGCGTACCAACTGGTGGTGGTATTGTCTATTGTCAATGGGACTACGGTATCGCCCACATCCAGCCTGCCGGTCAGTTTCACGATTACATCGTAATCATCACTTGAAGCGATAGATGTAGGGTCAATGTAAACTGCCTCCAGCTCGTAGTCTGGCTTGTAAATCTCGCAGCTTTTGTAGTGATTGATGTTTCCGCTTCCCGCGCTTGCTGTGTTCTGCGCGTCAATCATGTCGTTGACCCAACCGTAAGTCCCCGAGCTTGGCCCGTGGGTGTCCAATATGTAGCGGTAGCCACTTGGGTTCTCCGGTTTGTAACTGATTAAAGACCCATAATTCACATGATTATTGATTTCTGCTTGAGCCTCATAGCCAGCGCACAAGGGTTTGCGCGACCATGCACACGACATTAACCCGCATCTGTCTGACAGAAACGCCATAATGTCGGCGTAACTGTCTGACTTGAATATGCTGCTGTCCGACAGCTTGTAGGCCGCCGTGCTCATCTGTGCCAGCCATTCATTTGTCTGCCCCCGAAATCTGTCATCACGGTTGTCCTTGATGGGTATTGAGCGTATGCCGTTGCGAACCCGCAGAAAGGCATCCCCGGTGACTGTAAAAACCTTTATGGCTGTGGCTGTGAAATAGGTTCCAGCCTGTTCCCCTCCTGAATGGCCAATGCTGCTTATGGCTGGATAAAGTGTCCCATCGTAGGTGATCTTGTTAGCCGATGAATCGCTTGCTGACCAGACTTGGTACTCCTCCCCCTCGATCAGATCACCGCTTGCCACCGCAGCCACCGGAGGGGCTATCCCGTCGAAAACATCCAGATCGTTGGAGTATTGGGCGCGGGCAAATCTCTTAAAATGAATGTAGCTCTTGTCCCCAATGACCTCGTAGCCAACCAACCCCTGCCGCTCGGCCAACCTCATGTTGTTTTGAATCAGTCTCTTTGCACTTTCATAGACAGGGTTCTCGTTGATTTCGCCTGTGGTCGGGATTCCAACAACATCGCCCTCGCGTTTCAAACAGCCGTATTCCAAAAGATTATCCGAGATAGTCTTGGGATCGCTGAATGTGTATCCGCTCTTATCAAAAGAGGTCGAAGCAGGGCCGTCTGTGCTGCCCAGCCTCAAGCAGACATAGGAATCGTAGATTGTCGGTTGATATTCCAGCAACATGGCGCACTCAATGTTGATGGTAACGCTGGCAGGGAGCACCGTCTTGAGCTTGAAACGAATGTCTGCCTCGTTATGCGCCGAGGTGAACCACTTCAGATGGTCAACAGTTGAACCCCCTACTGCCGTAATCGTAAAAGTAGTCAGGGAGGTTGCACCGCTAAACACCTCAATCGTCACATCCCCCGCCCCTGATCCAGTTGTCTTGGCGTAAAATGCTGCAAAAGTGAACTTGGCGGGAACCGTGTAGGTGGTTGTGCCGCTGTAAGCGCCCGCTGTAGTAACGTCAAGGTAAGTCCCGGCGGCTTCCCCTCCGCTTAACTCAAAAGTCGGGTAGGTGGCAGTTATGGAGCCGGTGGCGACAGTCCCGTAAGCCGGGGCGAGACAGTATTGCCTCGTTAAAAAGTCTTGGAATTGGAATCCCAACGAATAACGGTTCATGTCGGATTCCTCCCGCTCCGTTTCGTTGGCCCGATATTCCATCGCAAACCAGTTCAGCGACTCGTTTAACTGCTGCCCTTTGTAACGCTTCAGAATTGCATTGTCCTCGTATGGCCCCTCCAAGTAATCATTCAAGGGCAGACTTGTTGTGGTGCCATCCCAATGGATTAGCTTGTAGGCAACGAACCCCTCAAAATAGAACATCACGCCATCAGGTGGGCAGGAGTTATAAGTCTTGTCCGTAACGCTGGTGTTTAGAGCCTTGAACTTGAATGTGTAATCTGGAATAACGTCATCATCACAAAACGGATTATCCGTGTCAGTCAGTTGTGGGCTGGGAAGGAATCCCCCGTAGTTCTTTAGGAAGAAATGGGAATCTGGATAGTTGATTTTGCCATGTTCCTGTGACGATTTAATCGCATTGGCTGCGGAAAAGTCAGATAAATCAGACGGCACAGCGCCCCTTTGGTACTTTGAAAGTGTCCAGTAGTCGGCATTGTTTTGGGGGGATTCCAGCGGGGAACCTAAAACAAGGGGAACCCCTGTGGGCGCAGTCGCCAAGGTGGTTCCCGCAGGGTTAAACTCCCCGATGCCGTTGATTCGCCCTTCCTCGTCTACGACAGTAGGCGCGAGGCCATGTACAAAAGCACCGAGAGGATTAGCCACATTAACGCCAGCCGGTTCGCTGGCACCCGCAGTAGGCCACGTAATCCCCGAGGCAACCTTGATGTGCGCGTAAACCTTCCACCACTCGTCTTGTGCCGTAGAGAGGAAATTGCTAGGGTTTCGGATGCCTCGAACCAGAGAGTGGGCATACCAGAGCATCCTCCAGACAGGATCGCCCACACCGTTTTTCAAACGGTCATTAAATGCTAAAGCTAGACGGTTGTAATCCTGTGAATAAACCCCATCATTAACATCAACCGTCCGGGCCTCTGTGTAATCTACAGCCATCGGCAGACAACGCTTTGACCCCCCCCGCCAGTCCCGCCCCCTTTTGCCTTAATTGTAGTGCCTCGCGTAGTCACATTGACCCCGGTGCGCGGGGTTATTTTGCGAACTGCCTTCTGTAGCTCCCTTATTGCTTGAGACTTTCGCCCCGTCCCCATCTGTGGTATAAAGTTATGAATCATTTAGTGTCATAAAGGGCAATTGAATAATCCGTAGTTTCCCACCATTCACGGGTTATCTGCCATTTTCCATTGCTCAACTCCTGAACATCTGGAGTGCGATAAAGCCATTTCGATGTATTGAAAACCGTGCCCAATACCCCTATCAACGGGAGCGTGTAGGCAACGGTAGAAGTAGGGGGGTCTATCGGGCGAGTATCAGCACCCATTAAGGTGGTTACATCAGAGGTGACCCAGATTTTATTAACGTCAGCATAATAGGGAGTCAGGGCAGTTGCAGCCACGGCAGAAGTATATTGGACTGTTTTTGTGTTCCGCAAGACATATTGGCTTATTGTGAAAGCTTCAACCCCTTTCATGTAATCCTGACGGATCGCCTCTAGGTTATTCAGTTGTGTAACACTCAAGGCGACCAAGGGGCAGGAATCAATATCAAAATAATCTGCCACCTGATAGGTCTTTTCATAGAAATCTTCAATGGAGTTACCGTCCTTATCATCTCCATTCTTGTAGCCATCCATTGAGGCTTTAATTCTTGCAGTAAGCCCTAATTCGCCACCGGCGCAGGAGGTAGGTGCCCCATCGTTTTCTATTTCATCAAGAATGTCCTTCATTTTCGGGCATTCAAATAGGTCTTTTTCCAGATCGTTGCCATCCAGAAACCACAAACTGCTTTCTTGGTAAAGGTCGCCACTTGTATTTCCTCGGGTGGCAGGGTCAACCGGGGTGCCCGTCCATAGTGCGGAATTTAGGTTTGATGTTACCCACGTTGCGCTAAACGTGCCAAGTAGCCCCCCCTCATCCCTCTCAAGATTAGTTGAAATTGCCCCATCCCTGCCTGCCCCACCTAAAAGGATTCCGCTTGTGCCAGTAAAATAGGTGCTGTGATAATCAGCTTCACCTGATCCCCCACCTGAGAAGGCTATCAGCGAATCGATTGGCCCCCGCCAGCGCCTTGTGACGGTGTAACCCCCATCCCGATTCCAAGTTGTGACGGGTTGGATTTCACGAACCACTTGGGAATCCGTGTAACTTGTTGTCGCGCTAGAGGGAAAATTGAACCCTATAAATGTGCTATTAGCCATTATGCGTTTTCTATTGCCGGAATTAAGCCGTTAGTGTTGGCGTGTATTCCATTTTGAGCCGCCAGACTTGCCTTCAAGGTTTGAAGTTGGCTGTCAGCCCCCCCCTTAAACAATCCAATTCTTGTGAGTAAATCTGTGGAGGTAAGGGCTTTCATTTTAGCCGGTGAAACGGAGACTTCTAATTCCGCAGCCTCCATTTCCTTTTTTTGGTCTAGCATTTGCTTTAACCGTTTCTTTTGTTGGACTTCGGCAACACCTGCCGATGTAAAATCGTATTGCCCCAAACTTAACGCTGCGCCTATCAGGGTTGAGGTGGCGCCAAGCTTTGTCCACCACGGCATTGCTTTGTTGTGCGCTGAAACCGGCCCCATGCCGGTACTAATGCCCGAACCTTTTTTAACCAACCAACCAGCGGCATTGCCCGCCGCTCTGGCCAATGCTTCAAATGCAGGGATAAGTTTGTTCCAGATAATGACCCCCACCACTTTAATTTTGTTCCCAGAATCAGACAGGCTTTTGATGATTTCTTCGTCTATAATCAAGCCGAGATCACGGAACAGTTGAAGGGTGCCTGCTTTTTTAGGGTCACCGCCGAATTGACCGGCTAACACTTCGGTTTGCACTTGGTCTATTGTTTTACCTGACAGTTGAGCCATGTTTTGAATGCCCATTGCTTGTGCAATAGCAACCGGCGTTCCTTCAATGGCCAGTTTTACAGCTGACGTCACGGCGACCACAGCAGCCATAACAGCCAAAATGGACAACAAAATAGCAGCGATAGGCAACCCCACGCCGGTTGCGGCAAACGCCCCGGCTGCGCCTGCTGCGCTCGCCATTGCGCCCCCTGCCCTTGCGGCTTTGGCACCGACCCTCGCTCCCTTCCAACCTAAATATGCCACCGTAGCCGTTTTTACCCCAGTTCTTGCCGTCTTATACCCTTCAATCTGAGCCTCTTTTTTTCTGATTTCCAGAATTGCTTTTAGCCGCTGCTCTCGCTCTTTAGAAGCAGCGTTTAGCTCTTTGGCCAGAACAAGGCGCTCCTCCTCTGTTTTCTTAATCTTCTTCTCTATCTCAGCAACGCTGCCCCCTACCTTGGCGGCTTTTTTGTATTCTTCCGTTAATAGCCTTTGAAGCTTGGCCTGCACCTTTTGGGCTTCAGTTATCCCTTCCGTGGAAGATTTGGCTTTGTTGGTCTTTTTGACCACGGAATCAATAGCCTTGTCAAACGCAGCAGTGTCTCCTGTGAAGATGAATTTAATTTCGTTTGCCATTGTTAACCTGTTTTTGCTGCCTTTCCCATTGGCGTTTTGCCGCCTCCCCTGCCTCTAAATGGGAGTCAGTTACAAACCCACAAACTCCTTCAGCCTCCCCAATTGCCGCCAAATCATAAACAGCTTCACCGAACGGGGTGTTCATAGCCTGTTCTGCTGTCTTGTTCAACTTCTGCATCAGGACAATCTTCAAATAATGCAGATTGTTCATTGAGGTTGGCTTGCCTCCCTCCACCTTATTGAAAAACAAGGACGGTTCCTTCATTGCTTGGGTAAGATATTCAACAAGTGTTACCATTGCCTTGTTTTTGTTTCGGAACCGCCCAATGAAGCGGAGGAAGCGAATGTCCCGTATGAAAGCTGAGTCAGCTATTCCTTGAATCACCTGTTCCCAGTTTCGCTTAAAAACCCAAACGGCAAAGCATAAATCCCCGAACATCGGTTGCCTGTCCCCGGTCACAAATGGACTGCTGTACCGGGACAGAACCATCATGTGACCAAGGGACAATGGCCTCAACCGCTGCCCGAGGACTCGCGCTTGGTGAGGAATGACTGCTTTTAGATAATCACTCTCAAGGCCCACACTATCAAGAGCCGGGGATTGTTGATAAGGCAACCGCTCCAACGGTGGTTGCAGCAGGGTTATTGTACTGACTGCTAGGAAGTGACACCCTGAACAAGTCTGTATTGCTTGCCGAGATTGAGCCACCACCAATGTAATTCCAGTTGCCTACCAATATCGACGGTAACTGCGCTCCATCCTCTGCATCCTGCGCTATGACAATCAAGGCACCGGGAGAAGGTAAATCCAACTCTGCTGCCGCTGCTGCCTCCGACCCTGCATAGAAGATAATCTCCCAATTGCAAGTGCGCCGATGGTTGTAAAGGTTGTAACCAAACACATTGCCACGCTGATCTCTTGCCTCCGCAGTATCCATCTCATCCGTCACATTGAGACTCTGCATATAGTTCTCCGTAAGCGCAACTGTCCCCGCTAGTGTGGGATAGGCTACGGTGCCGTCTACGCCATAAATGGTGGCGCTGCCTACTATCGTATTATTAGCCATATTTTCATTCTCCTAGTTTATATTTACGTTGAGTTTGCTTCTCACAAAGCCGTTTACCTTGTACCTAACCAAGCTTCCCGCCGGTTCATCCGCGCCCATTCGCATGATTGCTGTTGAACGGGAGCTATTTGTTCCTGCAACGGTTCCACTTGGAATCTGGTAGTTGTCCAAAAGGACAAACACCGACTCGGCAACTGCTTCTGCGGTGTAATAAGTTCCTCCAACTGGTCGGTTAACTGCTGGGTTTTCAATGCAATCCACTTCCCAATTGAAATCCACAACTGTCTTTTCCAGAACCCGCACCATGCTGATGGGGCGCAGGACAATTGCCATGACGCGAACACGGTTAAGCAATGCCTCCATTTTGGATTGAATATCATCATCCTCTAGTACCAAGCCGGGGGTGTTGGCAATTCCCGTGTTGAAGGGAGCTTGCCCATTCAAGCGGGTATGAAGCGCCCCTTGAATATCCGTCAGATAAACAGCCATTGTTAAAGTAATTCGGCACCAGTTACATTCGTGCAAGTGCAGTCCTCGGTGGTCGAGGTTACTCCGTTCTTCACGACTTTAAGGTTGTTAATGCAGACCTTCTTCTTGTAGCCGTAGCTACCCCTGTCATCATAAAAGGTGTCGGCTGTCTCTGTGACAGGCTTGGGAATCCCAAAGCGGCAGTCGCTCACCTTATCCATGAAGGCGATTGCGCTGTTGTAAGCCGCAATCCGCACATCACTAACATCCGTGATGGCCCCTCCCACCCGCTTCATCAACTCAACAATGATTATGTCGAGTGATGGAGAATGAAGAACATCAGGCAGGGCCGCTGCCGTGGATGCCAAGTTGTTCCTTGGGCAACCCTTTATGTAGCCACGAACCAGCGCAGCAACATCGTCCGAGACTTCCTGAATCAATCCAGATGAAGTCTGTCCACCCGCCAAGCCGATAGAGTTGTATTTCGTCAACTCGGTATCGGTCATGCGCGTCTGAACATCAGACGTTGCTATCGCTGACCAAGCCATTATTTTCCGACTTTAGCGATACCGTGACGCAGGAATAGGGCAAGCAAACTGGTAATAATTATGTTGATTGCAGAACCAAGCTCCAAGTCGCCAGTAAAATAACCAGCGATACCGCCCAGCGCACCCGTAATAGCCGTCCACGTTGTTTTTGATTTCAGCATTTTTTAATCCTTTTTTGGTTCGTGTTCTGTCTTGTCAACCGCTCCCAGCTTCAATTCCACCTTGGGTTTATCTTTGCCCAAGGAGAGAACCAGACTAGGGAACGGAACCTCCACCGAGAGGTATGGGATTTTGAAATTCACCCCATCTGGCGAAATACCGGCATCAGGCAATACGCCTGCCTTCGCCCCCAAACAAAGTGAAGGCAGCGGCCATGCTAGTTTCTGACCAAACAGGGTGAAACTTGGCTTTGGCTTCCAACTTGCGCCAAATAAATCACCCGCCTTGGCGCTCCCTGCACATAGCAGAAACGCCCCGATTATCAGTAGTCTTGTTTTCATTTCTTATTCAATAACTGCCTAATCTTCAACCCGATATAAATAATCGTCATCAGTCCTATTCCAATCTGTACCACTTCGCTCAAATGCAAATAAAACGACGAGATTCCCCCACCGCTCGCAAATGTAACCTTGAGATCATCCAAATTCATTCAGCCGGTTCTTCTTCGGCCTTTGGTGCCGCCTTCTTTTTGGCTGCTTTCTTCTTTGGTGCTGGTGCTTCTTCCGCTGGAGCTTCCTCTACTGGGGCGCGTTTCAGGCCCAACTGTTTTAGGGCAAGGTCAATGATGTAATCACTATCGCTTGCCGCAGCGCCGGGAACCCAGCCCTTCCAACTCTCACCGACCACATTGAGCAATGTGCTTACCAAGGGATTCGGCCCCCAAGTCAGATTGCCCTCTGCATCTGTGTACTTGCCAAAGCCAGCTACACTAAATTGCATCCCAAACTCTTGGGCGCTGTTCAGCGTAATGGCCACCTTGCTCACATTGAGCGATTTCTCGTTTGGTATTGTGTATACTTCAATCATTATTCTGATTCCTCCGCTGGTGCTTCCTCCGCTGCCGGTGCTGCCGGTGCTTCAATTGCCGCAAGTACAGTCAAGTCTACCGCAATATCCGTTACCCCCGCCGCTTCTGTTTTGAACGCAGCAATCAACCCGTTCACCTCTGCAACATCAGCGGTGATGGAATCCTCTGCGATGTCAATGGCTGAAGCTTGCAGCACATTATACTTATTGACCTTATCATCGACGGCTTTTCCAAGCAGATGAAGACTCGGCCAATTCCCAATCGCCGACTTCATCGTTTGAGTCAGCGAACCAACTTGATTCTCGTTTAGTATCATATCGATTTCTCCAAATTAAATTGCATAAATTGTCTCTATAGAGTGTCCGCTGATTGTCCAATGAACTGTGCAACTGGCGGCTGTGGCCAAATCCACCTTGATTCGCAACAGATAGCTAGTTGACCCGCCTGTGTTTTGGTAATCACAACTGATGTCTGTTACCTCGGTTGAAGTATGCTGGAAGGTGCGAGTTATTGTGGCGCTGCCAAAACTCGTCCCGAAATCAAATTTAGCTCCACCGTTCTTGTCATTAGCAACCCACGCAAACGCTTGAACTGTGAATAGGTTTGAATGAGATACAAACGCCACCTCTGTAATTACATTATCCAAGCAAGTGGTCGAACCACTTAAATGTTGAACGCTTCCGTTGGCAGCGCTTTGGGATATGTTCAAACCAGCCGAACCGTTTATTTCAACCCCCCCGTTCGGGAAGGTCGCGAGGCCCGCCGCCGAGATGGTGAGGCGAGGTGTGCTGGAAGTTTGAAAATCGTAGTCGAGCGCATTAAATTCCAGTTTTTTGTAAGTGTTTCTGGCTGCGTTGAGTGCGCGGACGCTCGCGGTTCCAGTCGTGTTGCCGTGCATACAGACCCCTTGGTCTGTGCTTCCAATAACCACCTCTCCATCGCTGTGGATGGTGAGCGGAGTTGTCCAAGTGATTGCTGCATCTGCTGTGCCGCTGGCGGCGACTGCAAAAACGTGAGAGCCATCGTCTCTCTGTTGGTAGCTAGATGCCTCGTCAGTAGTGATGTATTTGTAAACCCCGCCGCCCACATATCGGGCGTTCTTCATAACTTGCGTCCAGCCAGTCAAAGCCGTTCCGCTGACAATCGAACCCGTCAAACCAATTTGTAGTGCGGAATGTGCGCTGTCCCAATCAGTCTCTGGTGTGACGCCCAGCCCCGCTTGGCCATTCGTGTCCACTATCAGCCCATCTTTAACGAGAGCCCCATTTGAATCCACAATCCCGAGTTGGGCGTAACGGTCTGCTGTTGCATCGTTGCCTTTAAGCACGAGCGCACCGCCATATGAGCCAGACCACATCGGGATGTTATTGCCAATCGCAATCTTGCCAGCCGAGTCGATGGTGAGGCGAGCGTTTGTAGAACTTACGGTAGATGTATCTGCCGTGCCATTGTTGGCAAATATTAAATCACCTACACCGTAATTCCCCGTGCGCTTCCAGAAAATACCTGTTTTAAGATAGTCATCCGTCCCACCGTAAGTTCCAAACGCAATTCCAGCGTGTTCATTTAATGTTACTGATGGAGAAAACTGGGCTACTATTTGGTTGTCCGCGCCGCCGAAAGCATTATCATCTCGCACCGTTAGCAGAGAGGTAGGTGAACCGCCCACGCCCACATTCCCACTCACCAACAATTCCCCATCTGCCGGTGTCGCCGCACTCGTTCCTATGCGAGCCGACTTGCTGTTCAACTGCTCAATCGGCGTGACTTGCACCACACCCGTTGCAGACGAAGTGCCGTCTGCCGCACCAGCGCGGTCTTGCACCATCAGCGATTGGGTCGGGTTGGCGAACGCTAGGTCGTAGTCGCTGACCGCGCCGGTTGCAACGAGTTCCAAGTTAGTCGATGTTGCGTCTATCGAAATAGTCGCACCAGCAGAATTGGAATAGAATCGGACATAATCATCGGTCTGTTTCGCGGTCAGATATTTGATGCCTGTGGTTGTGATATCCACATTTTCCGCACCCAACCAACGCCACGTTCCAGTAATCGCTGTTACGTTGAAAGTGAATCGAACATTTTTGCCGTTTCTGTAAACCTGTTTCCAAAGCCCCACCCCCGCATTGCTCGTCATGCTTAACACATTGGAAGCAACTACGGTTGCGGTGCTGGCACTGCTTTGCCAACCGTAAGCAGCATTAAACACTGCAACGTTTGCGGCGGCGGTGGCAAGTGTGCTGTCTATCCCAAGCAGGAGGTTGGCCGCATCCCCATACTGGTCGATGAACGGCACGGTCGCGTTCTCGTATGAAGCCGTGACCTCCGCTTGGGTGAGTGCTTTATTCCACAACCTCGCCCGATACATTGTGCCATCGAAACCATAGTTCACGCCGGGACTAGGTTCATAGTTGCCCAAATTCAACTTGGAACAGTTGTCAACAGTTGGTGTTCCAGTTGTTGCTGTGGCGATTTGGTTGCCGTCCCGATACAACGTTGCACTCGTTCCATCTTGAACGCACACGAGGTGCATCGGTTTGCCCGTCTCTGGAACTGTTGCTGGTGAGAAAGTGCGATTGGTTGTGTCATAAATGTTAAACTGGTCTGAACCATTTAACTCAAACAACCATCGGCCCGTGTTTGTGAAATCAACAAGAAACGACTCGTTGGTCAATCCGTCGAATTGCAGAATCAATTCAACCGAGAACTTCGTGCCTAAATCTGGCGCAGCAACATTCCCAACTGTGCCAGCCGCACCGTCGAAGTGGAGGCCCTCGCCATCTGTGGCGTTAATGAGGTGGGTGATTATCTCACCGCCGCTGAGAGTTTTTGGGGTTACAAGTGTTGCACTCATGTCGTTTGGTATTCCACTACTTGAACCGTGAAGCTACTGCCCCCGGCATACACTTTCATTGCTCCCACATATCCATCAACCTTCAAAAATCCACCATCTCCCCCAAGGCTGGAGGAAGGTGCAGACATTAAGTAATGAGCGTTGGATACCGTAGGAGTGGTGGCATCAAGGCGAACATGAATTTCGTCTGTGCCAAGATTCTGTAAAGTAATTGAGGTACGGCTTCCGTTGGAACTAATTAGCTGTTCCGTGGTCTGACTGACTCTGCCTGTACCCGCGCCTGTCGGCGTAACATTATTGCACCAAAGTGGATTTGCCATTGTCTTATTCCTTCCTAAAAAATACGGTTAAAGATGGAGGGAAGGGGAATGAGCACCCCTCCCCCCCGATTGTTATTGTTGATTTCGGCTTACGAATCGGCGGTGGTTATGCGCTCGATACAAATGGATGAGGTGATCTTTACATCACGACTCCAATCAACCGCATAAATGTCCGAACGACTGCTTTCATCCCGATACTCACGTACCGCCGTTACACCACCACGCCCACCAACAAAGGTTTTCATTGCTGAAGGGTCATAGATGGTTGGGCTTGCGCTACGGATAAAGACATAAACATCGTCACCATTCACGAATGCTTGGTTGCGTGTCTTGCCTTCCTTCGTCGTATCGTATGCCATTGTGCTGATCCTGATTTCCGCGCCGGGGTTGATAAGCATGGCCGAGGCCTGCCCCGAGTTTAGCCCGATCAGGGCCGCACCGGGTTGCTTCTCAATTACCTTCGCGTTATTGCGGAACCGCCTCCATGCCGTCATCCCCATGAGGATTGCGTTGGGCAGATTGCCCGTAGATTTCGCAATTCCCTCAATGATGTAATCAAGCTGGACAACAGGGTCAACTGCTGCAAGCCCCCATTTCCCCATCACACCGCCACCAACGGTGGTAGTGTCTGCGACAATGGTTGCTGCCGTGGTGATAACATGGCGCTCGTGCGAAACAACGCTGCTTTGCACCAAGGTTTTCACCTTCGCCTGTTCAATGTCCAACGGGTTCAGCGTGCCTGCCGCATCACGCTCGGAATCATCAATAGTGATTTCCAAAGCCTGTGGCAGACAGTTGAATGTTGGCTCGCTCACATCCATAAAGATGCGCCGCGCAGGGCCACCGACACCGCGAGCGGTTTCGTGTACCTGAAAGGCGTTCTTATTGTCGTAAGCCTTGTATTGGCCGATTGTCGCTGGCACCGTTACTGGTGGCGCAAGGAAATCGGCTGTTGCACTTTGTAGATCATTCAGAACTCCAGACGCATAATTGGTCAGGGTTTGATTGATGGCTGCTTCTGCTCTTAATCCCATAATGTTTTAGTCTCCTATTAAGTCAATTAGACATTGTAATAACACAATGCAGCTTCAACCAGTTCTGTTGCAGTGCCATCCTCAATAGCCATTGCGGTTGCATCACCGCTTGCCCTTTTAATGAAGGTTCCACCACTTTCTGCTTCAAGCAAATCCCCAGCGGAAACTGTTCCGTTGAGTTTTACCTTGACCGTCCCAGATGCCGCCGCGAAGGATGCAACTGTGTTCTTTCCCGATGTGGTGTCACCATCGACAATAACGCCAAAAAGGTCGCCAGTGCCGTCCCAAAGGGAACAGTTCCCACTCTCAATCTCGACAGCGTAACCTTCCTTGTCGGTAAGGTCTGCATCGCCTGTAAAGGCAAATATCGCCGTATCTCTTGTTAATGCTCCTGCCATAATATTATAATCTCCTAGTTAAACAGTTGCGGTCTTTCGTAACGAGTGGCATCCCAAGCCTGTTCAAAGGTTGAACTGTTCTTTGCTTGGTACTCCTTGGCGGCACGCATCTGCGCTTCACCATTCGTGCCGATTGATCCATCTTCCTGACGCTTGGCTTGCACCACGCGCTGAAAGGCGGGATTCACGGGTAACGCATTGAGCACCACGATGGCTGAAGGGTCGTTGTTCAAAATGGAAACCCACTTTGCTTTGACCTTCTCATCCTTTGGCGGTATGCGCCCGTCCTCTGTGGCTTTGTCAACGGCAGCTTGAGCAGCAACTTCTTGCTCCTCTTTCTTATCGTCTTCCAACGCCTTGATCTTGGCTTTTAGTGTTTCGTTTTCCTTCTTCACTTCGGCCAGCTCCTGAGCAGAGACTTCTTCCTTTTTCTTGGAATCGTCCTCCTGCCCAATGACTTCTTCTTTTTTCTTTTCTTCGATTATTTCTGCCATTTTACTGTCAGGGTTTTGATAACCACCTTCCGAGGCGACTATCGGTGTTATGTCCTTGAACGCTGGCCGATTAACAAGACCTCCCGCATTCAAAGTTGTGCCTTCAATCTCACCCTTTGAATTGAGTGTGAATGTTGGCGAGAACTTTCTAAAATTTCTTCCCTGCAAAGCTTCCTGCCCTGCGGCTGTCCACTCCACCTTGGCGCGTACACCCCCGGCCTCGGGGTCTGCCCCGGCCCAATAGAAGCCGGTAATCCAACCGCTCGCCTCTCCATCGTCATGGTTAAAGTCGATGAAGATTTGTTCCTTATCGCTTTCAGTTATTCGCTTGAATGAATACTGCAAAAGGTCGGCTGTCTTGGCGTCCACCTCCAAGGTTAACTCCGCTGGCTTGCCGTTCTTCGTTGCCGTGATGTTGTGGGTTCCCGGCGGGAGATACTGGATTTCCTCGGGCAACTCGTCATCAGGCAGAAGGGTGCTGATGGCATGAACAATATCTTGAGTCTCGTAGCCCTTCGCCTTGTATTGGCTGTTGCACACCGCAAACCTTTGGCCTTTATCCGGGTATTCCTCTTTCATTGTATCGTTTGCCATGCAGCTTGAAATAAATTCCTCTTTCGGTTCACCATCTGGAGTGGGTATAGGCATTAGACAGCTTTCCTTTCCCCTATCGTTTTAACCCAGTAAAGCACATCATCGTTGAACACATCTGTAATCTGCTTCTCTGTTGGGATGCTGTTTGGCCAAGGCTTTTGGGTGACTGACTTCTTCAGCAAGTAGTAAGGGGTGAACCCCGACTCGGCTTGCATTGTCGGTGTCTCCCGCTCTGGCACCTTTAATCCCAAGGTCTTGATTTCCTTCTTGGGCCTTGAGGTGTTAGGCAAAGACCGCTTTGCAGCTTTCGAGGCACTAAACTTCTGGCGAGGAACACTCCCGCTAGACTTGTCTGGCTTCACCAAAAGTAGATTGCCCTTTTTGCTCTTGATGACAAACAAGTCAGGGAAACGCCTTGCGCTTCGCGCATAAGCCTCTGCCACAAGGGGGATGGTGAGGTACTTCGATCTCTTGGCCCTTATTGTGCCCCCCTTGATCTTGTGTTCAAGAATCCCAGCATTATCAATCGCAACCACCACTTTGCCTGCCCCTTCTGACTTGGGCGCTTGCACATTGCCCCCAATCCTTCGATTCCAGAAGTGAGTCCTTCTGTCGGGAGCTAATTTGTTTGGTTCTTTCGCATCCTTCTCCCGGTAAAACTTCTTGAGATATTTCGTTACACCCCTTGCCCCAACGGTAAGCACATCTGTCAGTTCCTTGTCAGACAACTTCAGTCTGTAAATGCCCGAGGGCAGTTCTACCTTGGTTGCTATCATATCGGTGCTTCCTCCAGCTTGGCTAATGGGGAGGACTCGTAACGCTTGACTGCCCCATTTACCATGGCCGCTCCCATGTTGCGTTCCATTGCCTCCTGCAAAACCTTCGTATCTAACTTGTCAAACAGTTCGGGCATCGTGTTTGCCGCCTTGGCGATTGCCCTTACAAAGTCCTCATCTGAAACGGATGAATCCATCGCTTTATTCACCAACTGAACAAAAGCCGGTTTAACAGGAGCAAGCCATTCAGCACTTACCCCGGAGATATCCTCTATCACGCGATTTAAAAGCTTATCTCTCGGCCCCGGCTCCGCCCTCTCAGCGGCATCAACAACGCCCTCCTTGGCGAACATGGGGGGCATCACTGGCACCTCTGGCGCGCTAATGATTTCCTCCCCTTCTTGCGGGATGGGAACATCGTGCCGGTCATAGAACCATTCACGGGGCATATCCACTCCGCTGGCTAAAAGTATCTGATCTCGCTGGGCTTCCCGTGTCGGGTCGGCTGGCCCTGCCAAGTCGGGAACAAGCTGGGGCATCTCGTCGTGGTTGCCGTAATTTTGGCGGCAGATGAAACCGACAAGCTGCTCATTCATCACATTGGCAACCCATTCACACACATCTTGTAAGCGGGTACGCCTGACTTCCTCATGTACCTCGCCCAGCGCCCTGCTCCCCGAATCCGCCACATCAGTTGTTAGCGTCTGGCCTAAAATTGTTATGTCACAAAGCTTGTCAGCTAGGGTGATGAAATAGCTTTGAGGATTGTCCTCCCCTGACTTCCCTGCCTCTTTGAACTCCACCTGTGTCCCTGCCGGGAAAGCTCCCCATGCCGCTGAACCCATGTTCTCCAGCATATCAGCAATGTCATTCTTGATGTTGGCCGATGCACCGGGGTCATAAGTCGCCCAACGCAAGGGCTGGCCGAATACTTGGGCAAAGTTCAAAAGCCAATCCCGGCAGAAGTTCTGGCCGCTCCACCAGAAAGCCAATTGCCTCAACAACCCGTAGCCCATCGAGTTGCCTGACCTGTTCTTGTAGATGCCGATGAGGAACTTGTCATCAGGGAACTCCTCGTAAACACCATCACCCTGCGGGGAGAGCATCAGGTCGGGCTTGTCATAAGGGAACGAGTAATAACGGGGATGACAGAAGTAGGTTGACTTGGGCATGATTCCATCAACGGTTGATTCCCAAAGGATTTCCTGCACGCTGAACCCCTTGCCAACGGCATCGCATAAATCATAGATGGCATCGCGGAATCCGTTGGTGCTGTTGATTGGGCTACCCACCCATGTATCAAGGCAATGCTGAATGAAGTCAGCCTTTTCCTGTGCAGAACTGGTTGGCCTTTCCCCCCGCTCAGTAAAGGGCGTCACCGTGTAGGTTGCGGCTGATGCTGCGCTTTTCAACTCATGCAAATTCTTTGCCAGCCTAGCCCATGAATCTTCCATCAACTCATAGACTTGGTATTGCTGCCGAATATCCCCGCCCAAGGCTGTGCGGAGGATTGCAATGATATTGGCTGGGGATTGTTTTGGCCCCAGCGCATTGCTCTCCATCCGGTCACGATTGCTCGGGGCAATAACCCGAGAACCAATAGATGAACCGTTACGCGACTTCTTCGCGCTAAACAGTTTCCCCAAGCGGTTACTTAATTCTGCAATCATGCCAGCGTGGGCCTCAATCCAGCCAACTTGGCTCGCCCAAGGATGATGTTGTCTATTCCCCCGATTGCTCCAGTTTGCTGATTCATCACCGATGCATAGGTTGCCAAGGCCAATGCCGTGCATCTGTCAGCATGACCATCTGAACGCCTAACAGCCCTGTACTGTTTATTTCCTCCCGGTGTGGTCAACTCATTGACCGAATGCAAATCCTCTCGTATGGCGTGATCTCTCGGAATGCGAATGGAACGCTCTTGCAATGCCCTCCTTAAACCGGGGAAGATTTTAGCCTTGAACCCCTGCGTGAAGTTGCATTGCTCAAGTTTGTATTCGTAACGATTGGCCAAGGACTCGCTCAAGGCATTCCCGATGCCGGTTGAATCAATGGTGGCGTAAGAAGCTTTGTTTATCCTCTCCGAAAGCAGTTCCTCCTGCAAGTGGTAGGGGGTATTCTTGAGTGTCAAAACTTCCCGAGTCCAAAGAACATCCCCAACCTTTTCCAGCGTCCAGCAAACAGTGAGGTCGTGCTTGCGCCCTATGTCAATGCCCACATAACGGACGGCCCTTCCCATGTCCTCATCGCACTCAATGGTGGCATCGTCGCTGACGCAATCATCAATCAGGGTGTAGGGGAGCAACACGTTGGTTGCATCAACAAACTCGCATTCGTATTCCTGTTCCCACGCATCTGGATCATCCAAGCCCCGCTTCAATTCCTCGACATTCATGGGCAACCCTTCTTCAATCGCGCTGTAAATGGTTGTCTTATGCCGTACAAAGTTCAATTCATCCGCCTTGTTCCATATCTCAAAGAACTTGGAATTGCGCCCTGCCGGGGTGCTGATGATCCTGAGCTTTAGCTCACCCCTCAAGGGGTTGGAGATTGCTGGGTAAATGGCCTCGTAGATGCGGTCGGGCCTTTCGTGGAAGGCAAACTCATCCAGCACCAAGTTAGCTGAATAGCCACGCACGGTGTCCGGGTTAGCTGGGAGGGCAAGGATTCTTGAGCCATTGGTAAACCTCACCTCGCTGGTTCGACAGTCTGGCCTTGGCAACTCCAGCGCATCGCATACAATTCTCGCAACCCTGTTGCCCTTCAGCATCCATTCCTCTGACTGCCTTTGGCCTGCTGAAAGCACCACCCAATCGGTGTTAGGTTTATCCACACAACTGGCGACAGCTTCAAAGGCGGTGCCGAGTGAACCGCCAATCTGCCGGGACTTGAGCCAAATCTTGAAGCGGGACGTATCTGCCACCCACCGTTGTTGGTAAGGCAACATCAGCCCAAAAAGGATTTCCGCTCTCTTTGCTTTATCCATTCAGTTATTCTCTAGCTTGGGAGCGCCGAGCATCTCCTGCCATTGGACTACCAACTGCTTCTCGCTGGCAATATGCCCGGAGTGTTCCACGTTAACATCTGCCCGATCAGCAAACCCGCAGACATTCTTGAGGGCAAAGATCAGGGCAATAACATTGTCCTTTTCCAAAGCCTGTTGAACCAACTTACGCTTGAGGGAAGTTCTCAGCTTGGCTTTCCCCTTTTCAAAGGAAACGCGAAACTGGCTTTCCTCCCCCTTCATTTGGCGTTGAATCACATCGTGAGAACAGCCAAGGAGAGTCCCCATTTCAGCAAGGGTAGCGTTAAGCCCGCCAAGCCGTTCAACCAAGTCGAGGTCAAAGATGGTCTTGGGCCTACCACCGGGATGCTTGCCGTTACTGGTGGGCTTTGGTGAAGTTAAGCGGTTGCCTGTCGTTGCTCCAGCCATCGGGGAACAAGGATGCAGCGTGAACAGGGGGGCTGTTCAACAGTTAATTTAGGGCAATACAGCTTAAAGGAGTGGGGTTTGTGCGAGTTTAATCGTTAGCCCTTGGTGCAACTATCAGCCCTTCGCGGCGGCAGAAGGCAACTAGGTCTTTAATTTTATGGTTATTAAACCAATAGACTCCGTTCCTTTTATGAATACCCATCCCTCGACCGGAGGCAGCTTTTTGGGGTTTATCAATCCAACGCTGACTATGGCCAAGACCGTGCCGGTTGCTTCTCATTGTTAAGACATTATCCACGTTTATTTAGTATCCTTTCCAGTTCTGTGTTCATTATCAGGAGTTGTTTGCCTGCTAAAATTGCATTTATTTGCCCAAGTTTAACCATCATACGCACCCTGTACTTGGTGATTCCCATTATTTCAGCCACCTCTGGCACAGAGTAAGAAACTTTTTTGTAACCTTGGCGCAACTTTTCCATTTTTGCGGTGTTAATGAACATCTGCTTTGATTCCAGCCCGTTTTGCTTCACGTTCGGAGCGGATTCTTCTAATTCTTATTATTTCGTCATTAAGTGGCAGACACTTCCAGATTCCTTTAAGTGAGTAATAAACGATTGAATACCGCTTGGAATACTCGGACAGCCGTTGGATAGGGGTAACGCCGTGAAGGATACCTTGGCCATCGAAGTAGAGGATGGACTTGTCTCGCAGGGTGATGCCGATGTTAAACTCGGGCAGGGACAGGTATCCCCCGGTTATGCCTTCCTTAAACACGACCATACCAGACCAGACATTGCGGTAGTTACCGGAGTCGAAGTGATACTTGAGAGGGTTGTTCTCGTTAATGATACCGCTGGTAAAGGGAGCGTCGTAAATCTTCCAATCTTCGCCTACCTTCGCTTCAGTCTCTGCCTTGTGCTTGGCATAGAGGTCGGGATTAACCTTCTGATAATTCCTTCCCACCATGGACGCGGCCTTGACGATAATGCTGTTTTGCTTGGGGAACTCGCGGCTAAGTGAGGTTACGCTGCAATAATCCTTGCGTAGTACCTTGCGTGGTTCGTAGCCAAAGACTCGGGAAGTGGTCTTGAGTCCTCCCTGTCTGAAATTGGTGGTGTACTTGATCGTCTTGCAAGCTAACCGCAACGGTTCAAGGTTGTCCTCGGGGATGACATAGGAGAGGGCAAGCTTACCGTCCTCGTAGAGGCTGAACGGTTCGTCGATTAGCGTCTCGTAGTCGGCTTCAACGGCATGACGATTCTTGTACGCCTTGAGGTCGAGCTTGCGCCTTGTCCCGTCTATTCTCATGACAGCAGCCATGTTAGCATGACCTTTGCGGCTACCTCGGTTTCATC